TAAATTTAGTAAATAGCTCTCGTTCTGTTTTACAATGAATATAAGTTACATTATCTGACTTATTTATATAAGGTTTTAAACCAAAAGTAAAATATTGCTTATTTAGAGTATCATAGCAGGTAATAACGTTAACTACATGAGTTGGATCGTCAATATTTGGAAAGCTGCCAACAGAATAAGTCTCAATGTCAATATAGGTAATTTTAAGCGGTAATTTGGTAAATTCAGGTGTTTCATTTACATTACAAAAAGTATCAATTAGATATTGCTGCTCAGCCGGGAGATTTTCATATAATCTCTTAATACCTGAGCTAGTAACGAATTTATATCTATCATATGCAGTATTAAATGACTTCTTACGCACTTTAGTACCAAAGATAGACGTTTTTTCACCGCGAGGATCGTCTACGTATAAATAAGGAGTACAAGAAACGGTATTTAAAACTCTTTTACCATCTTCATCCCAGGTAAATAACTTAATAGCTTGCTCATTACTATTATAAATTGCATTTCTATACATATATTATCTATTATAGTATAGTTCATTTGCAAAACAATGGTTTTTACTTATTCCATTTAGATAAAAATGGTCGGTCTGATGAACCGTAAGGCGTGTTAAGAGCTTCTAGATGACAGCCAATGTTTTCAGGATTTTCAAGAGTACGAGTAGCTCCCATTGCATTTAATTGTTCAATATTTGCTTTGTATTGTTTACGATTTTTATAATTTAATATAATATCTATTTTATTTTTTAGCTCTTGAGTTGTTTTAAACCTTAAATCAGAGGGTGCAGTTGAATAAGTTACAAGATCTTGACATAAACAAGGTATTCCGAGTAAAGCTGCTTCAATAAATTTAATATCAGATTTTGATTTGTTAAAGTTATTATCTTGAAGTGGTGCAATCATTAATTGCGCTTGAAGACCTGCAATAAATTTAGGATAATCAATTAACGACTGCCATTGATGGAATTCAATATCGCCATTTTGAACATACGGCAATAGAGGTGGTGGAAATGAACCGACAAACACCCATTTATATTTATGTCTTGTATCTACAACAAGCTGTACAATCTGTTCGAAATCATCCTTACCCCCTACCTTATTATCAACATCATAATGAGCTCCTGAACCGGTATATAGAATTCGTGGACGTTTAACATTCCGTTCATAATCATCCCAAACTCGACGCTTATTATATAAATAACCCATCCAAGTAAAGGGAACAAAGTTTGGTAATACAGTTATTTCTTTTTTACCTGTTCTTTCTTGATAAAGATTTTTCATAAAGTCACAAGTAACAGTAACTTCATCACACATATTAATTATATCAATACAATTTTGACGTATTTCGTCAGTATCAAACGCAAATTTAAATTTGTTATAATCAGGAATGTCTTCTCTAAATACTACATCATCTACTTCATAAATAATTTTAAAATTATACGTCTTTTTAACATCAGTTAAAAATTTCATAAAATCTTTTTGAGTATTACTTGCTTGTCGTTGAACTTTTACACAAGTTAAATTTTGATACCATCTTGGATCAAGAACCATAGCAGTTAACGAAGAAGAACAACCTCTACCGGTAGCATTTATTATTTGTTCAGGCCATAAAATTCGCCAATGACCGCATCCAGAGTAATCTGCTAAATAGTTAACGTATCTTGGAAGAGAGAGCTCAGGTGGTGCTTCCTGACGAGGTGGAGCTGGCGCTAGATTAATACCAAATTGACCTCTATTTGTATTACTAAAGGGTTGTGCAAAAGGTGTAGGAAACGGATTTACGTTATACATACATTATATAATGTATGCTGATACTTAAATCTACTAAATATATTTAACTATAGTTTACTCATGTACATTAGAGCCTTCACGTGTAACGTATTTTTTATTTACATTTATAAGTTTATTATTCTTAACATATACTTGAGTTTTTCCGTCAACGTTTAAAAATGTAGGTACTTGCTCTACAGTACAATTTTCAACATTAGCGTTACCATGTTTTGTTGATGTACTCTCACCTATTCTAATAGCGGTTATACCTCCTGTTATATAACAGTCTTTAACAATTGCTCCTACAGCACCGTTAACTTGACAGCTTTTATCACCTCTGGAGTTATTATAAAATTTACAATTTAAGATCTTAAAGTTATAACTTTTATCTTTAATATTGGAAACATAATCTTCGCTAATACCCGTAAACAACATATTTTCAATTGTTACATTAGGAGTTTGTACGATTATACCTCCTGGCACATCTCGTACATAACCATTCATTAAAGTACAGTCAGATATTCGTAATTTAATTGGTGTATTAGTTTCATCTTGACTATTTGATGATTTTTTTAACTTAGAACCGTCTAAACAACCTCCTTGAAGGTCAATTATATTACCTATAATTTTTATTTTACCGTTTGTTGCTTCTGTAACATCATCAATATTATTCCAAACTGGAGTACCTGTTAGTTTAATGGTATACTTAGGTGTAAAGCTAGGTGGCTTTACACCATCTTTAGGACCTGCGCTAGCGCACGAACCTAGTAATATTGCACATAAAGCTAGTAATAATTGTTTAATCATATTTGTTTAGTTTTTATTTATTTTTTCAATCTTAAATGATCCGACAATAGTTTTAGTTGTATTATCTACACTAAATCGAACATTATCCTCAATTACAACATACTCTTTAACGAAGTAAGTATTTTCTATTTTTCCATTGCCGTCATAATCAGTAATTAAATATCCTGACTGTGTGGGTGTTGTTACCTTCGGTGATGGAGTTGTACAAGAAAGAATAAAAATAAAGGGTAATAATAGAATTGTCTTCACTATATTATTTACTCATATAAGCTATATTACTCAACTAAAGCACAGGCTACCCCGCCACGATTTAATAACTTTTCTAAATTACTTATTTCAATATAACCGTTACCTGTCACTCCCCATTCCGTACCCCAAGAATTTCTTATCCATATTCGATTATGCAAGCCATCAAAGCGAAATGCTAAAACAGCATGATGTCCTAATAAATTACCACCTAGTGTAATTTGTCCATCTTTTTCTGGTATATTCATTTTATCATACCATGGGATACTCATTACAATAGGGCTTATTGTATTGAGGTATAGTGATACTTCTTCTGATTTACATGTCCAGTATTTTTTCTTAATAATTTTTTTATTAATAAGATATTCTATAGCGTGATTTAGCTGACAGCCTTCAATATTATCAGGTGTGTTTCCTAGTTTACGGGCGGCGTTATATATTTCAAGCGGTTTACACGGTTCTTGAGAGATAGGTTCTGCATTAAGTAACCCCGTCAAAGCCATATCAACACAAATACCTTTATCTCCTTGATCTAAGACTTTACCTATTTTATAATTACGAAAAATAGTCTCTTTCTTAGTACTCATCGTTAATGGAAATCCTAATTGACTATCTGGTATTTTAAACGGGAGCGCGCCATAAGATTTCTTTTGAGGAGTATTATTAGACATATTAATAATTATGTCTAAAGTACAAAAATTACTTAAATTTCTGTATAAGGTATGCGAGTGGTTATACCGTTGCTTTTCTCAAGAAAAATAATTTCTCCTGTTACTTGTTTAATAGATTCTTTTCTATGTGAGATAATAATAACGCATTCGTTTAATTCATCGATTCGATTTTTTAGAACATCTGTAACTAATTCAATACCTTTCTCATCAAAAGATGAATCAAATAATTCATCATATATAGCAATATTATAACTCACTCCGCCCTGCATCCGTCGTAAATCTGAAAAAGTAAATAAGCAAGCTAGGTCGATTGTTTTTCGTTCTGCACCAGAGAAATTAAAGTACGAGCATATTTTATTCTTTTCATTTAATATCTCTTCCTCAAAGTATTCATTGAACATACATATAGAGTTTGAGTCGAGCTTTTTAAGATAAAATAATAATCTGTTATTAAGCATATCGAGTAGTTTATTAACTATATAAGATTTAACTCCTTCTTCACTTACAACATACTTTACAATATCTAACTCACTAAGTCTTTTACTTAGTTCATCTTCTTTTACAGTTAGCTCATTCACAGATAAACTTTGCTCTGCAATGATATCGGCATAGTTTGTATTATTATCTGATAAATTTGCTATATCAGAATCTAACTCAGTTAACCAACAGTCTAGCTGTTTAATACGCTCTTGTTTATGTTTTTTATCTAGAACTTTTAAACTGTTTTGATGTATATTTTCTTTAAGAGATGTAAGCTTAGTCTTAATAAGTAATTTTTTATTAGTGTATTCTTCCTGTAGTTTACTATCTTCTTTAATAGCTAACACGATGTTATCAATATTGACTTTAATAGTATCTTTTTCCGACTTAATATAATTTAAATCATGTTCTTCTATACCTCTTAAACATATAGGACAGGTTTCTTCAGCTGTACCTATTTTTTGATAGGTAGCTTTTAAATCTGTAATTCGTTGTTTATTAACAGCTACACTATCATTATATTTTTTAATATACTCTTCACATTTGTTTAATTTTTCTTCATAAGCTACAATCGTTTGCAAAATATCTGCATCAGACACACTTTCAATACTATTGATAATTTCAAGTAGCTGATTTTTTTCATTTATATTATTAAATTTACGTGATTCGTATAAATTAAGCTTTTCTTGTTGCGCACTAGCCATTTTAATCTGTTGATCATTGTAGCTTTTGAGTGTTTTTTCTGCTTCAGTAAGCTTAGTGAAGTTTATTTCTTTATCTCTTTTGATATCGTTATACTCTATACGAAGAGCTGCAATCATATCACTAAAAACTTGAAGACCAAAAATATCTTCAATAAACTTACGTTTATCTATTTTACTTTTTGCCATAAACGGGATTGCATCATTAACTGTCATAATAACACAATTTTGAAAAATAGCGGGTGATGCACTTATTACATCACATATAAACTTATTAGTGTTACCTATACTATCTAAAGTCTTTTCTATTTCATTTTCAAATATTTCTATCTTCGAAGGAGACAAGTTCCGAATAACTTTATATTGTTTTGTATCTGCAGAGGTAATAACTTCAAAATCTAGCTCTACATGCGTTTTACCTCCAGTTACATTATTAGGTATTAAATCCTTTTTTAGATCTCGTAATGTTTCACCAAATATAGCAAAATATATTGATTCAGCAATGGATGATTTACCAATAGCATTACGTCTATCTGGTTTATCTTTATTATTACCGGTAATAATATGAAGTCCTTTTGAAAATTCTATACTGACTGGATCTTCTCCAATAGATAGAAAGTTTTTAACAGTGATTTTTTTAAAGTTTACGTATTTCATTCTTTACATTTCCGATACAAGTCGATAGTATAGTTTATTATAGCTTCTTTATTTTTAATATCTAGTAAGTTAGTAAATTCAATAATGGCTTGTTCTATATCAATACCTGAAAGATCCTGCTTTTCTTTATTATCATCTAATATTCTATTAAAGTTAATATCGTAATCGACTGTTAATGCTTGAGGAGATAATAAGTTTAATTTTTTAATAAGAATATTCATATCATCTTGACAAATATTCTGATCAACTTTAAGTTTTACAATATTTTTATCAAATATTTTTTTAATTTTATCTGTAAAGCTACCTTCCTTTACTAATTCACTCAAGTATATACGCTCATATAAAGGGGATACTTTATTTTCTATAAACTCATATTGCAGAGTATCTAGATCTAATACATGATAACCTTTAGTATTGCCAGCATCACCGAAATCCATCTGAAAAGGATTACCCGTATATAATATTGTACCAGAATCGTATTGCTTTTCATGCCTATAATGAAAATGTCCTGATATTACTACTGGAGCTTTATATAGAAGATCTGGTATATTAAATCCTTCTTCACAATACTTAAAAGTATTCATTTTAAAACTTACAATTTCAAAATGTCCAAATATTATATCACTTTTTGGTATATCTTCTATAGCAGTGTTCCAAGGACAAAAAGTTATAGTACGATCAAAAGCTTCTAGTGTATATACACTATCAAATATAGTAACATTCTTTCTATTTTTAAAAATAGATAAAGAATTTACATCTGTTCTATGCTTAAAATAAATATCATGATTACCAGTAATAGCAATTAAATTAAAATCTTTAAATATATCTAATATATCTGCTGATATCTGTAAAGTACTTACTGAAATCTCACTACGATTGTGATGCCAATCACCACAAAAAATAATATCAGTAATCTTTTTATTATTAAGCTCTTCTTTTAACCATTTTGCCCAGTTTATTGCTATTTCATGCCAAAAGCTACTATTAGAATGAATACCTAGATGTAAATCAGATATAATAGCTACTTTTGATTTATTCAGCGTTATATTCATCGTAATTATCAGAGTCAATTGGTTTAATGTAAATATGCTGCCCGTGTGTAGTATACGGATCGTTCATAGCACTTTCATAAAACTGCTCTTTATAATTTGTTAACGCTTCGTGATGTCTTTTTTCCTTTTTAATTCTATTAATGAATGCGTGAAAGGCGATTGTAGTAAAGTAAGAGAAGGGATTAGAGTTAGCGTCGAAGCTATACTTTCTATATTTCAAAGCTGCATACATTTTTATTAAGGCATCTCCTATCATATCATCTTTATATGTATAGTTAATAAAAGATGGATTATAACTTAATCCATAAGCTATCTTCTTTATATTTTCTGCAAGATCGTCAGTTAATTTATCACATTCGTAATATACTCTTAATGATTCTTTAAAATCTTTTGGATCAACATAATTGTGCTTCTCTTTAACTTCCTTCATACACAATGATATTATGGTTATTAATTAAATCAAGGCTGAGCTATATATTTTATAGTATTTTTTATTTTTTCTAGCTTATAAATTTCTTGTCTTTTTAGATTATGCTCTTTACCATACTTTAAATTATCAGCAATATCTAAAATTATTAACTTTTCTTTATTATTATGCTTTCTTAAACCTCTGCCAATCGATTGAACTGTACGTACAAAGGATTTACCTCCTGCGGCAAAGATAATATTATGAAGATTTTTAATATTAACACCGGTTGAGAAGATAGCACTAATAGCAACACATATAATGTTGTTATTTTTTTCCATTATTTGCTTTATTTTTTCTCTTTCATCAACTTCAACCGAGCCTCTTATAAAAAAGACCTGCTTATCAGCGAGATTTAATAATTTGTTATAAACTATCTCACCATGTTCAATAAAATTAACAAGTATTAATGTATTATTATTGAGTTTTTTACTTAAAGTTAACAATAAGTTATTTCTAAACTCACTATTATGTAAAAACGTCAATTCATCTCTGTAACTATTGTCAGTTAGATTAGGAGGTTTGCTGTTATATGTAATATCTAGTGTTTTGATCTCAACATTTACTAAAAACTCTTCTGTTCTTAGCTCATAACTTGATTTTTCGTATATTGTTGGACCAAATTTACCTAAAATAGACCATTTATCGATTTGTTCTTCGGGTAGAGTACCTGTAAAACCATACTTACTAAGTGTTTTTATCTTAGAAACTATCTTACTAATCTTATTATCTGCTTTAATGCCGTGTGCCTCATCTACTATAAGTAAATCTACATACTTTACCCATTCGTTTTTATCGAATTGACTCTGAAGTATACCTATATTACAAATAATAACGTTAGCTGACATGTCTGGTGCATGAGAACCAGTCCATTTTGTAAGATTAAAGGTAATACCACAGTTAATAAACTCATCATACGTCTGTGCTACTAAGCCTAAGTCAGGTACAATGACTAAACACTTAAATAAGTTAGGTTTAGCGCTGTTTTTATAGTGATTTTCGATAAGAGCTGCTGTTACAAACGTTTTTCCTGCACCAGTACCTAGGATACATAGCCCTCTTCCTAACTTTAAAGCTTTTAACACAACTTCTTCTTGATAATCACGTAACTTAAACGTAAAAGTATCAAGAAGTATAGGATTACTATTAGATATTGCGTCTAATACCTCTTGTAATTTACTTGTTATAACAAGATTAACAAGTTTTTGTGTTTCTATAAGGTATTTTCGTAACTCCCAGTAGATTCCAAACTCACAAATGCCTGTTGGTGTTATTATATACTTACGTTGTGGTGCAAATCTATTAGAACGACGTGCAAAGTGTGCATTCTTAATCTTAACACTAAAAAAGTTACGGATTTCTATAAATAAATCAGTATTTTCCGTGTAAATTCGCAGTTTACCTGTAGAAACAGTGTAATCTAGTGTAATATCCGTCATAGTTGCTCAAGTTTAGCTAGTTCAACGACGTTTTTTATCTCCCACACCATGGATCCCATGATTTTCTCGACTTTTTCGAGATATTCAATGATATAATCATATTCTTTTATCTTATCACTGTATACTTCCATGTCTTTTGTGTTATCTGCAGCATATTCTGCTGTCTGTATAGTAATTTTAACAGGACTTTCGGTTAAAATACGGTTAGCTAGCTCTTTTTTAAAGGCTTTTTTATGTTTTATAAGCTTTTCACGTTTAATCTTAGCGTCAATTAGTCTAGCTACCCAAAAATGCTTACGAGATGGTAGTTTTAACTGAATATCCTTGATATTAAAGTCAGTTACCACTAAATCTTTATTAATCTCGTCTATATATTTGGCTAATAGTTCCACATATACAGTATAAATATAAATATGAATAAATCAATAGGTAGATTTCAAGAAGCTTTTAATAAAGTAATAGAGGAAGACTCTTCTACTGCAGGAGCTCTTGGTGGTTCTGCTGGAGGATTTAATCCAGCTGCAGGTAAAATTACGTCAACTGACTTTTATGCTTCTGGAGATGCGCGAATCGCAACTCCTGATGGCATTATACAAAAACGAACTGGTGCAATAAAGTTAAAATCAAAACGAACACGTAAACAAACTAAAAGACGTACACAAAAACGAAGAACAACAGCACTATGATTGACTTAGGGCATTGGAACTATGCTAATATATTAACAGAATCTACTGAATTACCGTTCGGATTTGTATATATTATTACAAATTGTGTTAATAATAGAAAGTATATTGGTAAAAAACAATGTCAAACTGTTAAAAAGCGAGCACCTCTTAAGGGTAAAACAAGGAAAAGACGTGAAATAGTTGAGACAGACTGGAAAACATACACATCATCTTCAAATGATTTAAATAAAGACATAGAATTACACGGTAAATCTAATTTTAAATTTGAAATATTACAGTGGTGTAACTCAAAATGGATGTTATCATACGTAGAAGCTAAACTTCAATTTGAACATGAAGTACTTTTAGATAGCTCATACTATAATGGAATCATTAACTTACGAATCGGTAAAAAACCAGCAAGCTACAATAGTTTATAATTTTAATAATAGTAAAATTAATTTACTTAATATAAATGATATCATAAGAGATGCATACTTTCAAGTAAATATAGATGCAAGTACGTATAATATACCAGATGATTATAAAAACGGTGATATAAAAAAGTTATTTTATAACTATGTGATTTATGGCTTATGTGAAATATTAAAGGTTAAGCATAATAGTTATAAAACAATTATATACTTTAACACTCACTCTATATTCAATAAAGAAAGAGGTAAAGATTTTATTAAAACTGTTAATTATATCGTTAAGAATTTAATAAAAATATTACCTTTTGTTTTTATTAGCAGTAATTATACTTTTTCAACTTTTATTCAAAAAGTTCAGCAAAACGACGCAGAATGTTGTATTTTAACAGAGGATAGTATTAAAAAAGCATTTAATTTTGATATATGTAAAATAACATCAAAAAAGCTTAATTCTTTTATTAATAAGAACGATTTAACATTTTTGAGTAATGGTTATTTTAAGAATAACCTCTACAAATTGTTATTTTAAGTATAAATATTGTTATGAGTAAATTTTTAAGGATGATAGAATCGAGTCTTCCATCAGAAGACCAGACTAATCGTACATTAACGTCTAATAGTGTGCTTATGGATATAACAGATAGTATACGCAATTTAAATTTAACATATTTTATTAAACCAAAAAGACCTTCTAACCCAGCGATGACCGGAGATGTAAAAGAGACTGGTATTGTATATGTTAATGACACACCTAAATTTAAAATTACTATAACACCTATTGGATCTGAAGATGCAGAAGATGCTGATATTATAGGTGGTGGTATAAAAACAAGTACTAAATACGGGCCCGGCGCTCGTGTAGCTGCAGATAAACTAGCTCAAACTGCGACACGTAGATTTTCTGATGTAGAGAAAGAATTAAATTCAAGAAAACCTAAAGCAAATATAATTTAATGAAAACTCTAAATCTAATAAACAAATATTTTAGAATTATAGAGCAAAGTAATGAATCTCTTGATGCAACAGAGCCAACCGCTCAGCAACCTCAAGAAGGAGCACCTGCTTCTGAGCAACCTGAAAAAGAGGATAAAGGTATAGCTAGTGCTGGAGAGCAATATTTAATTGTTTTAGCTATTAAGGCGTTTGCACATACTCCTAACAGTCAAGAATTGCGGTGGCTAGATAAGATACAATCAACTTATCGTAATACAAATCCTAAAAAAATAGCAGCACACATAGCTCCAAGGGTTGGTCTTTCACAAAAAGAATTTTCAAAGTTATATGTAGCTCCTAAGCCAGATCAAGAAGTTAATACGTTATCTGAAGAGGGTGAAAAGATGTTAATTGATATCATTATGAGAGCATTTGAACATACTCCAGATGATAATGAATTATCTATAATAGATACAGTGCGTCGAGAATATTTTAAAACTGATCCAGAAGAAGTTACCTCAACGATACAAAAGTTACTTGATGGTGGTAAAGAAGAGCTTATAAATACTATCAATCAATATTATTAAAATTATGAATCATAGACTTGAAGCTATATATGAAAGTATGTATACACGTGAAAGCGGTAACGTATTTAAAGCGGATCCTACTAAACGTATTACTGCGATAAATAAAAATTGGCAGCTTGAAGCGATATATGAAAAAATAAACAATCCAGATTTTAAAGGCTATAAGAGTAAAAAAGCTGTAGCTCAAGCTATTGTAGATAATAATCCTGATTTTAAAATTGGTTCCTCTAAATCTGGAATTAGAATTCAACCTGTAGATGCAGAAGCAGCTAAGGATGAAAATAATTTAAAACAATCTTTAATTGATAGCTTAGATGATATTCATTTAGTACTCACTGATACGCTAAATCCTAATGATCCAGGTAATCCATCTGGAACATTTAACGCATATAAAGTTAAAGATACAATAACTGATAACGAATTTATTGTTGTTATTTCACGAGGCGCGGCTGGTAATAAAGGTATGACGTATGAAAGAGATATTCTTGAATCATTCAAACAATATTTTGATGCTTTAGATAGAGATGAAACAGACGAAGAGAAAAAAGAAATTGAAAAACCTTCAATGATTGAAAAGCTTGAAGATAATTTAGATGTTGAGTTTGTAGGGGTAGATGAAGGTACATCATTTACAAGATCTGTAAAGCGTCCATTAACAATAGCTGGAGCTAATGATAGAGGTCGAGATATTGCAGATATTACGTTAATTGATAGTAACAAAAAGTCATATTTTATATCTTTAAAGGACATTGATGGAAAGACAGTAGGTAATGCAGGAGCTGCTAAAATGTTTAAGATTGACAAAACAGATAAAGAAATAGATTTTATAAATAAAGAACGTGATGGTATTGGAGGAGATTTAATGAAAGCAGCAGGTGTACGTATACTTTATGTTGAAAGAGGCTTATCTGATTATGCTAAAAAGAGAGTATCATCACCTGAATTATCTAAAATAGAAGATACTACCAATAGCCCAGATTTAGATTTAACTAAACTTCATAAGTTTATTGAATCAGCTTTTGATTATGGTTATATTTATGTTAAACGAAAAAATAAGAAAGATGACTTAGAAATAGAAGATTTAAGAGATAAAAATAAGTTAATTGATTATATTGGTGATATCACCAAAGTACAAGTAAAGTACCCGTTTTATAGATCTGATGCGTGGCAGGATAGTAGAAAGAGTGTCAGTATTATAATGACAACTGAAAAGAATGTTTACAGTTTTGATATAAGAAATAAAAGCCGTAATATTATACCTTCTGAAATTAATTTAGTAAAATTAGGCTCTAAAAAAGAATTAAAAGCTACAGCAAGTAGTGCTGCTAAGACAGATACTGGAAATAAACAATTAAGTAAAATGCTTAACCGATGATTAATTTTAAAACGTATTATGATATAATTTGTGAGGGAGGTAATGTGTTTAAGAAGCATCCAACATCCCGTATTGATCTTGCTTATATATTACCAACTGTTCAGTTTTTATCTACACTTACAGGACAAGATTTAACTAAAACAATGTTTGGTAGCACCGGCAAGCGACCATCGTCTGGCGACTTAGATTTAGGTATTGACGAGACAAAATTATCAAAACAAGAATTAGTAGATAAATTAACTAGATGGTGTATTGAGCGTGGATTTGATCCTAAAGAATATATAGCAAAATCAGGAATAAGTGTACATTTTAGAACACCTATTATTGGCAATGAAGAAGAAATGGTACAAACAGATTTCATGTTTGTACCTGATCCTAAATTTGCAAAATTTGCTATTGCTAACAATGAATCTATACCTTTTAAGGGTGTTCATTGGAACTTAGTGATGTCAAATTTAGCTAAAAATATAGGATTAAAATGGGGAGGTTTAAATGGGTTACGCACTCGTACTAAGCCTGAAGAAATTATTGAAAATCAAAATCCAGATAGGGTAGCACAATTATTATTAGGTGATCAGCGCGCAACTGCTAAAAATTTATATGATATAAGTAGTATTTTTAAGTTTTTACTTAAAAAATATAGAGATGTTACTGCGGTTAAGTCATTATTAAGTCAAGCACAAGAAACTATACTTAAAACAGATAATATAAATATCTTTGAATTACTTAAAGGTGGTATCATACAAGAAAGTCAAACAAGTACCGGTGCAAGAGTAGGGGTTCAGCATCTTTATACTGAATATAAGCCTGATCAATACTCTATGAGTTTTGATAATTTTAAAACACTTATAGATATTTTAAATTCACAAGGTGGTATTATACAACCGGCGAATTCTAGCTTATCTGAAAAAGCAGATGGTATGAGTGTAAAGTTTGGTGTTACTACTAATGACGAGTTTTTCTTACAAGGCAGCGGCAAGAATGCATTTTCAACATCAGGCGATTTTACTGGAACAATTAAGCATGATTTAACTAGAAATGCTTTTGAAAGTAACTTTCAAAGAATAAAAAAATTAGTGTTTAAGCAACTTTTAAAATATAAGAAACACTATGAATTAAATGGTATACGCATTCAAGCTGAATGGTTATATTCACCATTTGCGTTGCATCGTGATAATCTACCAGGTGTTGTGTATTTTGTAGCAACTAATTATGAGAAAGACAAGCTTGGAGAATGGTCAACCTTCCCAATAATTAATATTACAGACATTGAAGGTGCTGAATTACCTGCAATTATATCTTCTAGCATAGAGCATATGTTAACAAGTCTTTCTAATGACGATGTTAAGTTTTTACCTCTTAATATAGAGGTTTTTGAACCTATTAATTTATCATCTGACGTACATACAGCAGTACAACAGATAAAAATATTAACTTCACAAATACCAAATTATGTAGAAATTTTAAGTAATCCATCAAGAAAACGTGAAGATCAACAGAATAAAAAAGAGTTACTGGAAAAAATTAAACTTATGTTCTTACCTATTCAACGAGATATGCATAACAAGATTTTAAAAGCAGCTGCAGTTATTGGTGGTAAGCTCGGCGAATTTGAAGGTATAGTTGTTAAATTAAAAGATGAAAGCAACAAACCTTTCTTATTTAAGGTTATTAATACAAAATTTCACACTCAAAAAGGTAGAATATGAAATCTTTTAAGCAGTATTTTCAAGAACAAGTTGTAGAAGATTCTATAGCTATATTACCTGGAGGATTTAAACCACCTACAAAAGGACACTTTAACGCTTTTAATTATTTGTTACAAGACGCTAATAGAGGTATTGTATGTATCGGTAATAAAGATAGAGAAGGTATTACTGCTGAAATGTCTAAAAAGATATGGCAAATATATTCTAAATACTTTAATAAGCCTGTAGAAGTAATAATGTCGTCAAGTTCGCCTGTTAGATTAGTTTATGATATTGCTGTAGCAAACCCTGATAAAAAACTATATATAGGAGCAGGTTCTAAAGATGACAAAGATGATAGATTTACTAGTTTTACTAAAAATATAGAAAAATACCCTCTTGTAAATATTGTGCATATACCAATGCAATCTGAAGGTATATCTGGAACATTAACAAGACAAAAGATTCAAACAAATATTGATGATGCGTTAGATTATTTTTTACCCGACTCTGTTAAATCAAATAGAGAAGACGTTTTACAAATAAAAAATATTTTATTGAATAAATAAATATATGTTTACGAGTAAAGATCAGGCAAAATTATCTAATATATACACACTTATAGAGGAAATGAATCTAAGTCCTGTATTACAGGGTAATGAACTAGAAATAGCTGCTGTAATACCTACAGCAGAACATGAAGAGGAAACTGATAGTGCAGTTACTATGGCTGCTTCTGATTTGTATAAGATAGAAAGAATAGTATCCGATTTACATACAAAGATTGAAAGTCTACCTAAAATAAAGGGTTGGGAAGCTGCTAAAATTACTTTAGCAGCTGATTATTTATCATCTGTTCATGATTCGATTACTCATGAAATGCAAGCTGATTGCGGATGTAATCATGAAGACTCTTCTGAAATGTTTTCCTTAGGATATGAAGATGAAGAAATTTAAACAATTTTTTTTAGAAAAGCAAATATTAGGTCTTATTGAATTTTTTGATATTGAGGGTATCGGTAAAATTCCTGCTAAATTAGACTCTGGTAACGGCGCGTTTAATGTGTTACATGGAGATAATATACAGATTCAAGGTAAAAAAATATTCTTTAAAACTGTTAATAATAAAACTGTTGTTAAAGATATTAAAGATACCATAATGATTAATATCGGATCTGGGCATACTGAAGAAAGACCAGTTGTTTATTTTAATGTAACTGTAGGTAGTAAGAACTTTAATGATGTTCCTTTTTCTATAGGTGATAGAACTACTAACATATATAAAATATTAGTAGGAAAAGACTTTATTGAAAATAATCTGGATGCTTTAATTGATGTTGGTCAAGAAAATATTGCAGATTATAATATACAGGCTAATTAAGAAATAAACCAATCTGGAGATTTACGATGTGTCCAGGTAGCAAATTTTTTATCATGTATAATATATTTGCGATATTGGTCGATAACCGATAAGGTGTTAAATTCAGGAGTTAATAATTTACACTCACTATTATCACTAATAGCTACTGCATAAGGAGTTAAATCTGTTTTAGTTATGGTGGTATTATGAATATTATCTTTGCACCACTTAATAAATTGATGAGTAAAATGTTCAGCAGCAGTTGGCCATCTAAGCATTCTTTCAGTAAACATTTCTAAGGTATGATCAACAAGCCATCGAAAATTTTCGATGGATTCTCTAGCCCAAATTGAACATTGATGTTTAGCATAACCTTTACCTGACTTACGCGGTGTACCTTTTTGTGTTCTAGGAGTTGATGGGTGATTTAATACATCCTGAGGAAAAGCATGAGCTAGCATAATAGCTGATTCTATGATCATTTTACTTCTAACATGTTGATCGCAAAGATTATGCGCTGCAATAATAGGATTAGAATCGGTTACAAAAATATTCATTATATAGTATATTAATTACGGGAAGACATATCGATAAATTTATAAAATTCATTTCGAGTCTTTTCATCATTCATAAAATCACCTGATAGTTTACTTGTTACCATATAGCATCCATCATGCTTAATACCACGGTGACATGCACATGTATGTTGAGCTTTAATTACAACAGCAGCTCCTAAATTGTCTTCACAAGCAAGGTTAATGGCATTATGTACTTGAGTTGTAAGGGCTTCTTGCAATTGTGGCCGTCTACCATAAAATTCAACAATTCGATTAAGCTTACTCAAGCCAATTACTTTACCGCTACTTGAAGGAATATAAGCAACATGTACTACACCAGTAAAAGCAAGATGGTGATGAGAACAAAGAGATTTAAGCGGAATATTACATTGAGCAATAATACCATCATAACCATCAGAAGGAAAAGCAGTAACAGATGGAGGCTGACTATAACAGCCTGATGCAATATCATTTACAAAAGCTTTTGCTACTCGCATAGGAGTATTAGCAGAGTTTGGATCATTACGCCAATCAAAGCCTAAAGCATCCATATATTTTTCATAAGCTGCAGCTGCACGCTTAATAATAACTTGCTTTTCTTGCTCCGTACGAGGAGAATTACCATTTGCATTAGGTAATTTAAATACTTCACCAACCTGTATTGTATTAATATCTGTTTCTTCCATAAGAATATTATAAGGTAGTTCATTTAAATAACAATAGAGAATAAATAAAAATATGTTAAAGAGTCGTGAAGTATATTCAGAAAGTTTTGCAAGTATTGTACGTACTGCAAAAGCGGTAAAAGATTCTAGGGTTGGGCGCGTTGTCGGAGCGGTAGGATCACTTGCTGGAAGAACTTTTGCGCCGGAGTTAATGAATATTAAAGATAAATACGCTGCTAATATTAAAAAGGTGTTTAGAGCTTTTAATGAACCTAAAGCTGCATTAAAAGATTTGTTTGAGAGCAATCCAGATAAATTTAGAAACTGTAAATTAGTAGAATTGGTAAAAGATAGTGCTGCAGGTGTAATTCCGGAAGCAGCTGCTCCATACATGGGTCCGGGAAATTTTCCAGCTCCTGGAGTTCAGCAGGGGAGGTTGCCAGTTCCTCCACCTGCGCGCCCAAAAGCGGCGATACGAACGAATACCCCTGCAGCTGTGAATACCCCTGCAGCTGTGAATACCTCCGTAGCTCTAAAAAATAAAAAATATAAAGGTTCTTATAAAGCAATTTTTGAAGGTAATGTTAAAAAAGGTAATGACGCAAATTCACCTCTACAATACAGTAAGAATTTTTCCGTTACTATAAAGCCTAATAATCCCAGAAATGACGGAGATATAAAATATGTAGCAGATACAGTTATTTTTAAAGATGATGTAAAGTTTACTCAACTTGATGATTCAAATAGTAATACAAATGACAAAGCTTATAAAGTATTATTTACCTCTAATAAGATATTAAAAAATAAATTTAAATTAAATTCTAAACCTAATTTTAATAGTCTAGGTGATATTAAAAAAGGTGATCCATTAATGGGTTATAAGTTAAATTTTGATGGCACAGTTACGGTCGCTGGATCGTCTAACCCGGTTAAAGACGACGAATATATTATTGTTAAAAATAATAATGGACGTCTACAAAGTACCGGTAAGCTGTATAAGGGTGGTAAAGTAATTGTCAGCAGTGTAAATATAAATTATAGTCAAAAAAATCTAATACTTGAATCAAAAAAGTTAGTTGACTTATTTTGTAAGTGAATAAATAAAATAAGATATAAGAAAATAGTTGATATTACTATTGAACTAAGATATAATATTCATATATGAGTAATTATACTAGTACAAAAATTATTGAGTTAGGATCATGTGCATTTCGACAATGGAAAGCTAATCATTCTAGATGTCAATTTATTCATGGATATCAGCTTAAAGCTAAAATTTGGTTCGGTTGCAGTCATCTAGACGATAAAAACTGGGCTGTTGATTTTGGAGGACTCAAAGAAATTAAAAAGCTACTTCAGGATCAATTTGATCATACAACTTGTGTAGCTCAAGATGATCCGGAATTACAATCTTTTATTGATCTTAATACAAAGGGTATTATTGACTTACGTATTATGCCAGATGGTGTTGGAATTGAACGGACTGCTGAATTTGTATATAATCTTGTAGATAAACAAATTCGTGAACAAACTAATAACCGCTGCTGGGTTATTCGTACAGAGGTTTTTGAACATGAAGACAATTCTGCCATATATCAACCACCTAGTAATAAAACGACTCAGACAGTAGCTACCTGGCAAGCAGATCTTACTGATATCACTGAAAGCGCTGGGTCTCCGGAGGTTGAACAGCTTGAGTTAGATCTAACAGTGACAGCAGATTCAACTCAAGCAGAGCAAAGAGTACAAGGTCGTGGAGCTAATGTAGGTAATAATGTGTCGGAAGGAAAATCAAACTGGTTCTCTGGTACTTCGTGGGGTTAATATATTAATTTACATAAAAAATGCGCAAACTATAAAATCTGCGCATTTTTTATGTAATTATATTAAGCCTTTTCTAGAACATTGACAATGAATTTTAAGATTTTACTTCGAACAATCTCTGAATCACCAAATTTACATCTATAAATGTTATTTTGTACGCATTCTGGTGTATCAAATGCTGCTAATATTTTATGAATGCATGTTAGCTTGCCAATATCTGATTGAAACGGGTCTCCGCATAAGACATATCGGGTATTTTTACCAAAACGCGTTAAAATAGTAGTAATTTCACTCAAAGTTAGGTTTTGAATTTCATCAACAATAACAAAAGTGTTATTAAATGTTAAACCTCTTACAAAATTTACAGGAATTGCTTGAATAATACCGTTAGTTTTAAGCATTTCACAGGTACTATCACTAGTTACTTCCTTTACTTTTTCAAGAAGAGGCATTGCATATGGTGAGAATTTATCATCAACTTCACCAGGAAGTGCGCCTATACTTCGTGAAGCAGACTCAATTACAGAGCGAATATACATAACATTTTCAATCTTCTTTTCTTTAATAAGTTCCAATGCCGCTAAAACAGCTAGATAAGTCTTAGCACTACCTGCAGGACCATCAATAAACACCATGTTTGTATCATCTTGTTTTATACGTTCGTAACATGCTAAGTGTTTTTGATTAAAATGGAAGGGTCTTTTAATGTTAAAATTACCTTTCCAATTGTTTGCAATACACTCTTCAACGCCAGAAATGTCCTTTGGACTATCATTTTTACGCGTACGCGTAGACTTACGTGTCATATATGGTTATTTAATTATTAAAGATACTGATTACTACAAGTGTTTTACTCTTTTATTATTTTATACTTGAACATATAATGAACTAATATATAATAATATTATATGAGTAATTTAGATGAAGAATATTTGTTATTTGCTGGTGAAAATAACGAACCAGAGATTTTTTTCACTGTTGAAGGCGAAGGCGAATATATTGGTAAGCCTTCTGTTTTTATGAGATTTTTTGGATGTAACCTTACTTGCGCTGGTTTTAAATCTGAAGCATCTCCACATGGATGTGATTCTTATATTTCTTGGTCTCAAAAAAATAAACTAAGCTTCGTAGAAACGTTTAAATTATTAGAATCACATAATTATATTCAACATCTTCAGAATGGCGCTATTTTTAAATATACAGGTGGAGAACCATTAGTTAGACAATCTCAATTGCTTAAGTTTACTAAAGAATTTGTAAATCGTTATAATTTTATTCCTAAAATTGATTTTGAAACAAACGCAACTATTTTACCTGATGCTGGATGGAAAACCTATAATGTAACATTTACTACATCACCTAAACTACTATCAAATGGAGATGCAGAAAGTAAGACTTATAAACCTGATGTTCTTAAATGGCATGTAGAAAACAATTCTGGATTTAAGTTTGTTATTAATAAATCTGAAGATATTGATGAAATTTGGCGTAAATATGTTACAGATAAAGAAGGTATTAATATTCCGTTACATCGTATTTGGTTTATGCCTTGTTGTGGTTCAAGAGAAGAACATATTAAAAATGCACCCGCTGTTGCAGAATATGCTAAAGCATTAAATGTTAATTTTTCACCTAGACTTCATTTATTGCTGTGGAATTTAGCACTTCGTGTTTGATTTTTTAAAATTAACAAATAAATATAGAATATGAAATTAAGCGTAGTTTTTCTAGTTTTAAATCAACTGAAAGTAGATCATTGGCAGACAAAAAAACACTCCGAACATATTGCGTTAGGAGAAGCCTATGAAGCTTTAGATGGTTTATTTGACAGGTTTGTAGAAGTATTTTATGGCAGGATGGGTGTTAACACTAATAATAAAATTACATATTCTATCAAAGTAGATTCGTATAGTTCTGATTTAATTAAAAACTATACACAAATGAGAGATAATGTTATTATGTATTTACGTGATATTACATCTGAATATGATATGCTTAAAAATATTCAGGATGAAATAGAAGCAGAATTCGATAAACTTATTTATAAATTAAATCAGCTTTAATGCCTATATGAGAATAGCAATATCCGGAACAGCAAATACTGGTAAGACAACTTTAATACAGCAATTCTTATCAACATGGCCTCAATACAAAACGCCTCCAAAGTCTTATCGTGACATTCTTAAAGAGAATAATCTCAATCACTCTACTAAATCAACAGTCAAGACGCAGTTTACTATTCTTGACTTTATGGTTAAGCAATTAAAGTCATATACTAAAAATGATAAAGTAATTTATGATAGGTGCCCTCTAGATAATCTTGTTTATAGTATTTGGTGTTATGAAAAAGGTGTAGAAGGATTTAATAAAGAGTTTATAGAAATGGCTGTATATTTGACGAGAGAGTCAATGCGAGATTTAGATATTATCTTTTTATTAAAACACGATAATGCAATACCAATTGTAGATGATGGAGTACGAGAAGTAAATATTGAATTTATACAGGAAATTGACGCTTTATTCTGGGCAATGCATGATCAATATGCAAATAATATTCAGCTAGATAAATTTTTTCCTAAAGACGATTCACCAGCAATAATTGAACTACCTACAGATATGAATGAACGTATCTCTCTTATTTCAGAATATGTTAATATAGATGGAAATTTACCTAGTGATGAGCAATCAATCTTTAATCCAGAAAATTTGTCTGTTCTTGAAAAACTCGTTGAACAACAAAAAGCAGCATTACAGCAAGATACTATTGAACGTGACCTATTTAACAAGTTTAGTATTAATGGTAAGCAAACTTTATCTATTGAAGATGAAATAGTACAATTAGCTAAGATTAAAAATTTAAATAAAAAGTAAAGTTATTCACTTATGAAATACTTTTTACTATCTATTCTTTTTTTGACATCATGTCAAACGGCTCATATGACTAGTTCTACGCCGACGTTACTTGTACCTGTATATGAATCCAAGGTCGGTGTAGAAGCAATACAAACGCATCAGAGTGCTCCTATTTGCCTGATTATAAACCCTAATTCTGGTCCAGGTTTAAAGGGTAATCCTGAATATCAAAAACTGTTTAATTCTTCTACACAACGTGTTGCATATATTGACTTAAAAGCATTTCCTGGAGACGGAATTATTACGGTATCTAAAGAACGCTGGAAAACTGTTGACGAGCTTCAAAGAGAACAATCTCTTTATAAATCCATTTATAAACATAACACTGGCTGGTTTTTTGACGACGCTGCTAAAGTACCTACATCTTTGATGACTGAAATTAAACAATGGAATGGTAAACTCATCTTGAATCCGGGATATCCCTCCGATATTCCTTCGGGATTTTCTTCTATTCAGTGGGAAAATAAAGATTATCTAAAATCTAATTCTATTAAAAATCCTGAAAAGAGTGGAGTAATTGCTTTAGAGATTTCTGAAAATAATTTAAAATCTACTATTAACAAAAACAAAAATCTTGAGTATTTCTATGCTAGCGAATTGTCTGACGATTGGCAAAAAGGGCAAACAGCGTATAACACTCTTCCTAAATATTGGAAGAAACTCGTTGAATATTTTAGTAAATAAATTACTACTCTAAGCTACTAGGCGGTGATATATTATATGTATCACCGCCTATCCATTGTATATCAATGGAAGAATTACTTACAATATTTCTATAATTATTATAGCTAAAAGCATCGATGCCAGCATTTGTAGCTATTGATACTGTACCGGTACCATTTCTTATTACTGTACATTTAAATCCTTGCTTAAGATTAGCAGGTATACTTATAATTATATTAGAACTATTATTAGCTACAATAACTTTATTATGGTAAGTATCTGAAAGTGAAATATCACTTGATATATAAGCCACACTAGGAGTAACTAAAGTTTGTACATCAGACTGAAGAGTATTAAACGTATACTTAAAGGTCGTATTATCGAGAGTTATTAAAAAATCTTGGAAATCAATAATACTAGTACCTACATCAGTCTCCACAATTAAAAAATCTCCATTATTAACATCACTAATAATAGGTAACTCTTTTATGTTGACATAAAGATTATTTTTTGTTGTACTCGCCATATATTTTATTTAATTATATAGATTGATTTATACAATTTATAATATAAATTTAACGTATGAAGATTGGTGTAGGTATTATTACTTGTAATAGACAAGACTACTTAACTAATTTATTAACGTCAATTTATCCTTGTGAAGACATTAATGAATTAGTAATTGTTAATGACGGCTCACCTATTGATAATATTGATTTTAATAAACCATATTCATATATCCTAAATGATAATAATCTTGGAATAGCTAAATCTAAAAATAAAGCTATGAAGCATTTATTAGATTCAGGGTGTGATTATATTTTTATTATTGAGGATGATACAGTTATTAAAGATACAGATATTTTTAATGCCTACATTAATGCTTCAAAAGTGACAGGTATACAGCATTTTAATTTCGGTCCCGGTACACCTTTTAACCGAAAGCAAAAGATAACTAATTTTGATTTAAATAATAGACATTTATTAGATAATGAGTCAACTCCTAATCCAAAAATAACTATTGATTATAGTATATTAAAAATTGATCTGTATGAACATATTGCAGGTGTTTTTAGTTTTTTTACAAAAGAAATTCTACATATTGTTGGATTAAATGATGAAAGGTTTTATAACGCCTGGGAGCATGTAGAACATACATATAGAATTATTAAAGCGAACGGTCACCCTCCGTTTTGGTGGTTTGCTGATATTCATAATAGTGTAAAGTATTTAGAAGTACCATCAGAAGCTATTACTAATAGCTCAACATCAAATAATAAAGAAGAGTGGTATAAAAATATTCATAAGGGTAGAGAACTATATAAAGAAATTCATAATTTTTATCCTAACATGACACCTCATACATTAAAACAAGATGTATTAATTAATTTAAAGAGTATAAAAAATGGATAATTTAACGTTAATAACATGCTCTTATAATACGCCAGATGTAACATTAACAATGTTAAAATCTTGGATGTTAGTCCATAATAAAACGCAGAGACTAATTGTATGTGATAACTCGACTAATGACGATACAAAAAAATTGTTAGATGAACACCATATTCCCTATGTAAGCAGACCAGGTATGTCTCATGGCGATGGTGTAAATGAAGCGTTAAAATTATGTAAAACAAAATATGCTTTACTTGTAGATACAGATGTTATATTTTTAAAAGATCATAGTAAAATTTTTAATAAGTTTAAAGATTTAAAATTAGCTATTATGGGTAAAGTTGAAGGAGATCGTGGAGGTAAATCGATTTATAATCGTATAAATCCTTGGCATTGTTTTATTGATGTTGATCAGATTAAAGAAAATAATATTACTTTTTTTGATCAAAAAAGAATGCAAGAAAGTTTTAATACTTCTAAAATATATGATATAGGATCTACGTTTTTACAAGATATTAAAGAATGTAAACTAAAAATAGGCGATATAGATTTATCAAATACATATTACATACACCTAGAAGGTATGAGTTGGTATAAAAATAAATACGATGGAACACAGCCAGATACTGGTATTGATTTTGGTGGTACTCATAACAATATAGGTTATGTGAATGCACATAAACAAAAATATCAGAATTATAAAAATGTAGAGCAGCAATATAAAGATATAAAAATATCTAATAAGTTTATTTATGAAGAACCAAAACTACTAATAAAATTTCCTACAAGAGGTCGAGTAAAAAAATTCTTTAATACATTAGATGAGTATTATAAACTATTGTCTGGTAAAAATAATGTAAAGTTTCTTATTACATGTGATATTGATGACTTAACAATGAATAATGACATTGTTAAGAGTAGATTTGAATCATATACAAACTTAGAAGTCATATATGGTAATAATAAATCTAAAATAGAGGCTATTAACGCTGATGTTGAGCATCAGGATTTTCAAATAGTTTTACTAGCTTCAGATGATATGATACCTATTGTCGCTGGATATGATTCAATTATAATAGAAAATATGTGTAATTATTTTCCTGATTTTGACGGCGTACTTTGGTTTAATGATGGTGTACAGATGAATAGACTTAATACACTTTGCATTTTAGGTAAAACATATTATAATAGATTTAATTATATTTATAATCCAGAATATAAGTCCTTATGGTGTGATATGGAGTTTACATTAGTAGGAAATATACTAGGTAAACAAAAATACTTTGATAACATTATTATAAAACATGAACATCATTCTGTAACTAATGATGAAATTGATGAGATATATATACAAAATGAGGTTTATGAAAGTGAGGATAAACAAACATTTATAAAAAGACAATATGACAAATTTAACACGTAATAATATACAATTCTTTATAGTTGTTCATTCTATAAAAATTATAGAAGCATTTGAAAAAGCACAAAAATATCAGAAATTACCTAATTATACTTATTTATTGGTAGGTAATCATAGTGAAAATTATACATCAGATAAAATTATTCAGTGTAATACATTAGAGAATAATATTGAAGAGAAAGCTAATTTTTTAGCGTATACAGGTTGGTACGCCTTAGTTCATAATTTAAAATTATTAAAAGATATTGAATATACATGCTTGTTAGAATATGATACAGATGTAGACGAATGTTTTAATATAGACAATATATTATCAGAACTTACAAATACTAATACTCAGGTATGGAGCATTTCAAGTATGGATGTTAAAGCAGGCATTTTAGAAAAAAATAAGTTTACAACAGGTTTATTTACCTTTTTTAAAGAAAAAAATATTAAAGAAATTACCCTTAATAATAATGTATGGATGACAACGAACAATATGTTCTTTAGAACTAATTTTTTAAAAGAATATATAACTGATAAATTTACTACAGACTTTTTTGAACATTGTGGTAGTGATAAAATGACAGGTCATTTTTTAGAAAGATTTTTGTCAATATATTGTTTTTATAAAAATATTAAGTTTGATGTATTACCTAATTTAGGGTTAACACATCGCGGGTATGATAGTCATAATACACAAGGGTTACACTTTGGTGAAAGAGGTTACATACAATTTAAAATTAAAAATAATATTTATGAATAAAAAAATAATAATATCATTTGCTACTAATCCTAAATGGTATAAATCACAACAACTACTAAACAATAGTGCAAAACTAGGTGGTTTTGATGGAGCTATCAGCTATACAGATAAGAGTAGAAATTGGGAATTTGCGAAAAAATATAGCGACATTACTAGTACTAGAGGTTATGGATACTGGCAATGGAAGCCTATCATTATTTTAGATGCTTTAAATAAACTTAATGATGGTGATATAGTAGGTTATGTAGATAGCGGGAATTTAATTCTGAATAATTTAGATTATATTTTTAAAGTATGTAATGAGCAGGAGATAGTTTTATTTGATAATAGAGATGGTAACTTTGAAAAGACTACTCATAAAAATAAAGAATGGACAAAAGGTGATTGTTTCGCTTTAATGGACTGCGACTCAGAAAAATATTACTACGCGCCTCAGGTTGATGCATCATATCAGTTTTATAAAAAAAGCCAAAAAACAGTTGATTTTTTAAATCAATATAAAGACTTTTGCAGTAACGATAATATTATTTCAGATATAGATAATATTACTAAAAATAATCTACCTACTTTTATTGATCATAGACATGATCAATCTGTATTATCTTTAATGGCTGTAAAGTATAATATACAATTATTACCAGAACCGTCAGAGTGGGGAAATTATTTATCAAGACCTTACCCACAACTGTTTTGGCATCATCGAGGAAAATTTTAAATATGGAAAAAGAACAATATATAAATGGTGTTAATTTTAAGCAAATATCTGACGCTATTTTAGATTATGATAGAATGGATAATTTAAGTAATTTACCTAATGAAAGTATAATTTGGTGTAAAACAGAATTTATTGATAAAGTGTTTGCAGAATTAAAAAATAGTAATAAATCCTTTAAGTTAATAACACACTGTTCTGATCATAGTATAGATGAAGAAAAATTTTTAAAAAAACCAAATTGTATTAAAAAGTGGTACGCGCAAAATGTCAACTATAAGCATAATGATTTAATACCGTTACCAATAGGTATAGAAAATCATACAGGACCTCACAAGGGCAATTTTATAGACATAGAGTATTTATGTAATAATAAAACTGATTTTTCTTCTAAAATTTTAAATAAAATTTATTGTAATTTTAGTCTTTATACAAATGCTAATAGAGGCACCGTATTAAATAATCTTGAAACAAAACAGCTTGCTTACAGAGACGTTATTAGATCGTTTTCTGAATATTGTAATATATTAAAGCAGTTTTTATTTATAGCATCTCCGAGAGGTAATGGTATAGATTGTCACAGGACATGGGAAGCACTTTATATGGGTAGTATACCAATCGTAGAAAAACATTTTATGTATGATTCGTATAAAAATCTTCCAATTATACAAATAGAAGACTGGAATAAGTTGACTTTAGATCAACTTCAGATATATATTAATGATTATGAGCGCGGTGTTTTGTTTAAAAATACTGAAGAACTCAATATACAATTTTACTTCAATAAAATAAAACAATTTTAATATGACATACTATAATACAAGAGTTGAATTACTATCACTACTTCCAAAAAACTGTATATTTGCTGAACTAGGTGTATTTAAGGGAGATTTTTCAAAAGAAATTATTAAAAATGTATCTTTAAAAGAATTATTTCTAGTAGATATATGGGAGGGAAATTATGGGTCTGGTGATAAAGATGGTAATAATCATATTAATATAAAAGATATGGAGACAGTATATTTAAACATTCTTCATCAAACTTTAAATAAACCTAATATACATGTAGTGAGATCAAAATCTGTGTCTTTCTTAAAAACCTGTGAACAAGATTATTTTGATTGTATATATGTAGATGGAGATCATACAGCTAAAGCAGTTTATGAAGATTTAACGAATTCGTATAGAGTTCTTAAAGAAGGTGGTATGTTAATGGGTCATGACTACCATTATACTCTAGGTGGTGATGTAGTACACGCAGTAAATTCATTTTGTGAAAATTTTAATCAGCAAGTTAATTATATCGCTAATGACGGTTGCCCTTCTTTTGTAATACAAATTAAAAAATAAATTTTATATGCAGGGACAAATAAATTTTGAAGATAATAAATTAGGTCAGCGAATAGTTGATTTAGTTAAGCTCAAAGAGATCTCCACAATTGTGGAGATAGGTACATGGAATGGACTTGGCACAACAAGATGTGTTTTACATGGTTTAAAACAATCAAATAAAGCTGACTATCTTTTTATATCCGTAGAATGTAATAAGACTATGTATATAGAGGCTCTTAAAAATAACGCAAATAATATTTGCGACAATATAATTTTTAAGTTAGGACGATTAGTAGAGGCTCAAGAAATAGATTCATGGTTTGATATTAGCACTCTTTCTCAAGAACAGCAGAGCTGGCTTGCACAAGATAAAATATGGCTTAATGAAGTACCGTGTATTTTAAATGACTTACCTGATAAAATAGATTTATTGATACTTGACGGTGGTGAGTTTTCAACCTATCTAGAATGGCGTTTATTAAAAGATCGAGTCAAATATGTTGCTCTTGACGATACAATGGTATTAAAGTGTTCAAGAATTAGAAATGAAGTACTTAACGATAAAAATTTTGAAATTATTGAGGATGATCCTAGCGGCTCAAGATATGGTATGATGATATTTAAAAAAATATGAAGATTTGCATAATAGGCAATGATTGGAAGCAACAATTTCCGCTTTTGGGATACGGTGGTATAGAGTCAGCTGTTGAACATTTATGTTATGGACTTAGTAATAATTTTAAAGACATAAAATTTACAGCTATTGTTCCAAAAATAATACAAAAGAATAAGACTTATAATTTTAATATTATAGAAACATCCTATATAGAATCTTCTATTTCAGGTATACATCCTAAATTATTTGCTTATGAGTCTATGCAAATTATAAGAAATTCTCCTATAAAACCAGATATTATATGGTGCTATGGTTCTTGGGCTCCAGAATCCCTTCTAGAGCTTAATATCCCCATTATATGTACTATAATGGATAGTGGAGGATGGGAAGATAATAAATTTATTTACAATCAAAACTTATATTACAGGTTTTCCTCAGAGTTTATATATAACGAAGTATTTAAAAATACACAATATAACACATATAAAGAAAATATAAAAAATCAAAGCTTTTGGATACATACAGGGATGTGTTCAGAAGCTTTTATAGAGCCTATTGACAATAGAGAGAATTATATTTTGTGGGTAGCAGGGTTAAATTGGGGAATGACGAGTAAAGGTTTAGATATGTTTATAGAATTATCTAAAATGTTGCCTAATGAAAAATTTAAAGCGTACGGATCTGGTAACAAAGATCTCGAGAATGTATTAACTAATATAAGTGCAGGTCTAGATAATTTCGATTTTTGTGGTGAACTAAAACGTGGAGAAGCTCATAATAAGGTGTTTAGTAATGCAAAGTTATTTGCAATGTTTACTAAAATACCTGAAGCATTTGGTAGGACTATAGTTGAATCTCTTACAAAAGGCACACCTGTTATAGGAACTAAATACGGTGCTGTTCCAGAGCTTGTTAATGATAGTGATTTAGGATTTTGTTCAAATGATTTAAATGAAATCTATAATTATATTAAAACTAATAAAAATATAAATCACAGACTATGTTTTGAAAAATCTAAAAAATATCATGTTTCAAGCGAAATAGTAGCTATGCTAGATAAAACTAACAATATCCTTTCTGCTCTTTAATTTCTGAATTAGTTAGTTCATTTATTTTATTTTTATAAAAAAATCTCTGATCATTTGTTTTATAGACAGATCTTGCTACCTCTATAAATAAATTATTAAATATATTTTCACGTTCTAATTTTCTTATTTTATCCTCTATATCCCATAATTTATTATTTGTGTACTCAAGTTTTTCATACAAATCCTTTACATCTACACTATCTAAAAAATGATAGGATTTTTCATATAGCTCACTATATTCATTTTCAACGTGAATTAATTTATCTTTATCTGTAATTTTATTTTTTTTAATATTTAGTATTGATAATTTATCGAGTATTTCACCAATACTAACTTTTACTGTTATATTATTCATAATATTATATACGGATTAATGCCTTTAGTATTATTATATTCAGGATGATTTCTTACATACTGATGATAGTATAGTTTAGGTTTTTTAAAATCAAAGGAATTAACTAAACATTTTATACTTGATTCCATTAAGTGTATTTCTTCTGCATTTTCTAAAATTTTAAGTAAATCAAATAATCCACAATCACTTGGATTTGTAATAATTTCTATATCACTTCGTATCTTTTTATAATCCACATCTCCGTGAACAAAAATATATCGATCAGATTTAACATATTTTGTAAAAGCTTTAGCTTCAGCTTCTTCATCTCGTAAATAAAAAAATTTTGAAAAACGATAATCAAAAGGTAAACCTATACATGTATAGAAAGATATATCGAAATTAGTTTCTGGAAAAATAAACAATTTTTCAAACCCAACTCTTATTGTTTTTGTTAATAAATTATTAGTTTCTAAAAATTTAACTACTTCTTCATCGCTTTGTAATGGTATTACCTCTATGTCTTTATCATCTCTATACATTTTACATGTATTTTTATAATCATGATGCTTACAAAACATAGCAATTTTATTGTATTTTGATTTTATGTATCTTACAAGACCGTTACATATGATTATATCACCCATACCTAAATGATGGTAAATATATACTTCTGACATTTTTATTATTTATAAGCAGGATGATAGTGTGCAATATATTATTAAATAAAATTATATGAATAAAAAAGTTTATGTAGAAACAGGAGCTTTAGATGGTGTTTGCGGATCTAGATCTTTAAGCTTAGCTAATACTTCAGATTATTTTGGTATACTAGTTGAACCCACACCAAGTTCATATTCAAGCTGTGTAACTAATAGAAAAAATAAAAATACTAGTATATACAATTGTGCTCTAGTACCGTTTAGCTATAAGCACGACACAGTTAAAATGTTTAGATCAGTACTGCATCCAGGTATGAATACATGTGAGTTAGCGTCCGTATCAAATTTAATAACACATACATATATAGATGAAAAAATACAAGTACCAGCTAGAACTTTACAATCAATTTTAGATGAAAATAATATCATAGTAATTGATGATATGTTTTTAGATGTTGAAGGATCTGAAAAAAACGTAATAGACGGTATAGATTATAAAAAAACAATTATTAAAAATTTAGAGCTTGAACTACATTACTTTCGTACAATGGGAGTAGATGGCGAAACTCAAATGCATGTTAATAACTTTAAAAAATTTAATATGTCTTTAACAAAGACAGTTGAAGAAGGAGGAGGTTACAAAATATATTTTACACACGATAGTATTATAAATAATATTGAAAAATAAACGAACTAGTATATAATTAGTTATGATTATTGAACAAGCGCTATACGACGGTAAATTTATTCATGAAAGATTTGCATATAGATATTATAATAAAGCAGTATCTCCTTATGGTAATATTGTAGCTTTTAGAGCCCCAATGCTTGTGACAGATGCGCTAATTGATCTTGAAGATTCAATGAGTCAAGACTTTATTTATAGTGATGATGCGATTAATTTTTGTTGGGAAATTCCTAATCTTGATCCTTTTGGAGCAGTAGCTTTTCAAAGACTATTCAATACTTTACTAAGTGATATTTTTTACGAATATATTTCACATTTTGGTAAAATGAAGGGTGATGATATTATGGTTAAAGTGCCTATCGATCCATATAATTTTGATAATAAAAAAGCAAGCGTCTCTATTACATATTCTAAAAATAATACTGCAATTGGTCATACTGGCATTAACGTTAAAGCCGGAGATAAAGCTCCAACTTTTGCTTACTCGTCAAATCTAACAGATGAGGAGTGTGTGAGTTTTATGCATGAAGTTATAAAAATGTTTAATGATACTGTTGCTGATATTTTTGTTGCTACTACTAAAGTTATTGTATGAACATTTTTGATCTAATTCGTTTTTTATTCTTTAAAGTTAAGAATAGTCCTAAAGAAGTAACTGAAGAGATGTCACAGTGCTTTATGCCATATATGATTAATAGATGGCTCAGCTTTTACGATAGATCTCAAGCTGTACTAGTAAATGAAACTCTTAATAAGTTTGGTAATGTACTAGGAGATAAGTCTAAAATGTATAAGCTATATGATAATATCATCCCTAGATTATCATACAAAAAAATTAATTATGTTAAAAAAATTAAACAAGATAAAGATAAAGATAAAGAAAACGAAATAGAAAATATTGGAATGATTGCTTCAAATAAGAATATATCAGAAAGAGAAGTTAAACAATACGTTGAGTTCTATAATATATACTGTAAATAAAAATATGCCTGCTAACATTGATCAACTACTTACTACAAGAAGTCTTATTGACTTATCCTCTCATTCGTCTGGTGATTTCGGTCTAGATGATTATGAGCTATCTATGATCTTAGACGATATACTATTAGTAGAGTATGTTGATATTTCATCTGATGGAGACAATATCGTACGAAATGGTATTTATATTCCTACAAATGCTATTACTCAGGCATGGAGAAAAGCTAGAGTCATCCTTGTTGGACCTAACTCTAAATACGTTAAGAAAGATGATATTGTAATCTTTCCGAATACCTTAGGTGTTGCTGTAGCTAATATTGATATTGAAGGTTATGGTAAAATTAAGAAAGGTATTTTCCTTAATGAGAGTAGAATATTTGGTATCTGTAAATTAAAAAATGAAAGTCCAGTACTCGAGTCTGAATAGTGATTTATTGAACAATGTATGTGAGGTAAGATTCTTAAAAAGAACTAGTCCTCCAGATCGTCCAGAATATAGACGAATGTTATGTACAAAAAGTTATGAATTACTTTCATCTGTAAACGGTAAAATTTCTTTAAACTTTAGAGAAGCTACCCGACAGAAGGCGATAAATGAAGCAGTTAAAAATGTGTTAGTTGTCTGGGATATACTAATGCAAGATTATAGAATAATTAGTCTTGATGATTGCGATTTAGTTAAAAAGATTCCTGCAGATGAATCATTTTGGGAATACTTTAATACAAATATTTACCCAATGACAACAGATCAGAAGGTAGGTTTTATGCGATCATAAGAAAATATAAGTATAACTTCATATGTAGTACTTTGTACTAACCGGTGTAATTAATACATATGAAGTTAGAAGCTTATAGTGAATTTTTTAAAAACTTAATGCTACACGAAGTTATTATAAAGTATAATAACAAGATTTTAAAAACAGGTAAAATAAAAAACTTCGATATAAAACAGTTTTATATAAAACTCTATATCGAAAATATAAAAGGTAAAATAAAAGTTTTAGAACTACCTTATCCGTTTGATATAGTTCAAACAAAACAAAAAACAATACTTAATTACCGAATAGCAACATTCTGCGGAGGTAATAATGAAATGTTCTTTCGTATTAAATTACTACAAAAAAGTGTAAGTAAACTTTACGATAATTTATTGGAAATAATACCAATAAAGAAATGAACTACTCTATAATATAATATATGTCAACTACCTTACTTGAAAGTTTCCCTAAAAATTATAAAGCAAATCAATCTCAAGTAACACTACTTAATAGTATAGAAAAGGCATTTAAAGAAGGTTATAAGTTTGTTGTATGTTGTGCGCCTACAGGTTCAGGTAAGTCATTTATCTCTAAAACTTTAAGTAATGTATCTGTAGAACCATCTAATAAGTTTGTGCAACTTATTGATAGTTATGATGCTTATAAAGTAAAACATACTGGAGGTTATACTCATGCCGACGATTGCGAAGAAGAGAAAGCTTTCGGTACATTTGCATTAACGATTACAAAAACTCTTCAAGATCAATATAAAGACTTGTTTAAAGAAATAAGCGTATTAAAAGGCAAATCTAACTACCAATGTGAAGTAGATAATAAGTATACTACTGAAATTGCTCCGTGTCTTTTTCATAAGAGTATTAAAGATGACTGCTGGGAAAAGAATAAATGTCCATACTATAATGCACGTAATACGGCATTAAAATCGACTTTTGCGACGTTAAACTATACCATGTTCTTTGCATTACCGAGTCATGTAAAACGTAAAGAATATATTGTATGTGATGAAGCATCTGAGTTAGAAGATCAAATTGTTAAGCAATTTACATGCACTGTAAGCTTTGATACTTTACGAAAGAGTGATATTACGATACCTCCGTTTGAGGGTGATAACTATGATAAAGCTTTTAAATGGGTAAATAACGTATTAATTAAAGTAACAAATAAAGTTGAAGCTTTACAAGATCTACTAGTTAATAAAGCATCTACTAATAAACCTAAAGTAAAGGCTACTGTAGGTGAAGAAAATAAGAAGCTAGAGCTTCTTATACTACGTGGATTACAGTCAAAACTAACAGCTCTTCAAAATAACTGGAATGAATGTGAATATCTATTTGAAACAGATACTAAATCAATTTCGTTTATTCCACTTAAAGTAGATAAGCTAGCTACTAACTTATTTAATTATGCTGATAAAGTAGTTCTTATGTCAGCTACTATTATTGATCATAAAAATTATTGTAAGTCTTTAGGTATTACAGATTATAAGTATGTAGAAGTAGAGTCATCTTTTGATGCAAAGAATGCTCCTATCTATGTACAATCAAAAGTAAAGCTAAGCTATAATAATCTAAAGCAAGAATTACCTAAGATTGCTAAACAGATTATTGAGATATGCAATCATCATAAAAATGATAAGGGAGTAATTCATACTCATACAAATAGTATTACGTCATATTTACATCTTATGATGAAAGGTAGTAGATATTTGTTTAGAGAGCCTGGAGTCAATAATGAGAATTTACTCAATCAACATTATAATACTGAAGAACCGACTGTTTTAATTTCACCATCTATGGGGTATGGGGTGGATTTAAAAGACGATCTTGCGAGATTTCAAATTATTATTAAAGCACCTTACTTACCTATGAAGGAGAAAAGAGTTGAAAGGTTGATGAAAATTGATAAGGATTGGTATATAAATAAAATGTTAGGTTCGATGATTCAAGCGTGTGGCAGAGGTATTAGATCTAGTAAAGATCATTGTGTTACTTATATATTAGATGGTGCAATTATTGATAGTGTAATTAAAAATAAGAGTAAACTACCAAAGTATTTTTTAGATCGCTTTGTATAAATAAATATAATATAATGTATTATTGCAGATACTAATATTAGAATTATAAATTATGAAGAATTATACATATGAATGGTGCGTCAAAGATATAATTACACAATTTATAGCTGCATTTGATGACACAATTATTAAAAGATATAATCAGAATAGAGAGCCTACGGAAGTTATTGAAGTACGATATGTGCTTGCTCCTAAACAGAGAGTAATGTATGATATTGTTAATAAAGCTCAAAACTTAACACTTCCAGTTGTTGCTTTAAATGTAACGAGTATTTCTCGCGATGAAAAAAGAGTCTTTAATAAGCTCGATTACTTATATAATGCTTCAACTGAAAAAAATAGCACTGCGGTTAAAATGCCGCTGCCTATCAATATAACAATTAGTATGTCTATACTAACACGTTATATGGAAGATATGGATCAAATTATATCTAATTTTATACCATATAATAATCCATATATTATATTAGCATGGAAAGAACCAACTGGAACAACAGATGTTATCGAGATACGATCAGAGGTTCTTTGGGATGGTAATATCGCGATGTCATCCCCGATAGACTCAACATTTAGCGATAAATTTAGAATTACAGCAGATACTACATTTACTATTAAAGGTTGGATATTTAAAGATAAAAACGAAATTTCAGCACCGATATATTATATTGATACTAATTATAGAATTCCAGATAGTGAATTATATCTTCCCTATAATTCACTATCCGGATCTACTATAGTAGAAACTCAAAGCATATCAGCATACCCCACAATTACAGAAGTATTATATAATACAGTTGGAAAACAATTTCCTATGCTTTCAAGCTATAAAATAGTCAATAAAAATATTAATAGCTTTATATTAAATGGAGATAATTATCAATATACCAGCTATGTATTATTAAGTTCAAATAAATTAACTTTAGTACCTAGTATAACATCAGTAACTACTGCAAGAATGGGAACAGTATCGGGATATATATTACCACTAAGTAGTTATAATATATTAAATAACAATACAATATTACTCAATTTACCAACATTATCTGGTTCTGGAAATCTAGATATTGTGATTACAAATCCAGCTGGATATGCTTCAATAAATAAAAGCTTAGGTTTTTCTTTAATAGTAAATTGATTACTTAATAGTATAGATAAATAATTAATAATGTCAGATACATCTACTACTCCTAATTCTAATCAGTCATATACACAAAATGATGGTAGATCTTCTACGTTTGGTAGAAATTTAACTAATTTTATTCAGAATAAATTACCATACTCAAATATATCGCAAGATAATGACGCTTTAAATCCAAAATATAAATTCTTTAAAAAGCTACAGATGAATAGATCCGAAGCTCTTATAAGAAATTCAGTGTCATCAGTTACTTCAAATAATTCACTTATAGGTGAGTTTAGTAAAGACACATCTTTTGGAGATGTGATGTATGCAAATATACAGCAGGATAAAGGTGCAAGAGTAAGAGACTATAGAGTAATTGCTGCTGCTGCTGAAGTAGTAGATGCGTTAGATGAAATATGTGATGAAACGATTAATGTAGATGAAAACTCTAATATAGTTAATTTATCTATTAAGGCTCATGATTTAACAGTTAGAGAAAGAGAGATTATAAATGATGAATTTGAGAAATATATTGAATATTTTGATCTTAAAAATAGAGGTTGGCAATTTTTTAGACAATTATTAATAGAAGGTGAGTTATTTTTTGAGCTTATAATTCATCAAGATTATTTAAAAGAGGGTATCTTAGGAGTTATTAATTTACCTTGTGAATTAATTGACCCAGTATACACTAATTTACAAAATATGCTAATTAAGGGGTATGTATATAGAAAACCTGTATACAGCGCGACTACTCCTAATAAGATTGAAAGAGTTGATTTTGTTCCTATGGAGGAAAATCAAATTATATATACTAATTCAGGTGTGTTTAATGAGTCTAAGACCTTTGTTATACCGTTTTTAGAAAATGCTCGACGACCTTATAGACAACTTTCTTTAATTGAAGACTCTATTGTTATATACAGACTTGTTCGTGCACCAGAGCGGTTAGTATTTAACGTTGATACTGGTAATATGCCACCTCCTAAGGCTGAAGCATATATGCGTAAATTGATTCAAAACTACTGGTCTAAGAAGACTTTTGATATGGATCAAAACGATGTAGTTAAAAAGTTTAACCCACAATCAATGCTGGACGCTTTTTGGTTTGCAAAAAGACAAGGGTCTGAAGGTACTTCTGTTTCTCAATTAGCTGGCGGAGCAAATCTAGGTGAATTAGCTGACTTAATGTACTTTGTCAAGAAGCTATACCGTTCTCTTAAAGTACCTTCACAAAGACTAGATCCAGAAGAATCGTTTAAAGATGGTACAGAAATATTAAGAGAAGAATTAAAATTTGCTAAGTTTGTTATTAGGCAGCAGCAAAGATTTGCAGCAAGTCTTAAGAAAGGCTTTATTATACATCTTAAGTTAAAGGGATTGTGGGAACAGTATGATTTAGATCAAAATAATTTAGAAATTGAATTTAATGTACCTACTAACTTTTACGAGATGCGTGAAAGTCAAAGACTAGAGCTTAAACAAAAGACATATTCCGCTTTTGCAATGGATGAATTTATATCAGCAACATTTGCACAGAAAAAATATCTTGGCTGGAAAGATCATGATATTCTTGCAAATAGAGAATTCTTACGTAAAGATGCAGAATTCGAATGGGAATTAGCGCAAATCTCAACATCAGGTCCTGCTTGGAAAGAAGTTATGGTAGCTGGTGATCTTGGTGCCGGAGAAGGAGCTGAACCAGGTATGCCAGGAGGCGCTGGAGCAACACCTGGCATACCGCCTGACTTTGGAGGTGGTCCTGCAGATACATCTGGTGCTGGTGCCGGAGCAGGAACAGTACCTGAAGCTCCTCCTGAGCCTGCAGAAACTTCTGAAGCTCCTCCAGCTTGATAGTGGTGTGAGCTATAAATACTTACATGGCATTAGTATGTGAAGTAAAACCTGTATCTGCTTTCTTATCTACGAATTTAAGTAATAAGATTGAATCGTTTCAGCAGTTAGGTGATAGAATAAAGAGATCTTTAGGCTGGCCCTTAATCTCTCTCGAAATACATCAAGATCAACTATTTGAGAATATTCAAATAGCTATTGAAATGTTCTCTAAGTACGCGGGATATACTCAAGAGTTTTTAATTTTTGATTCGCAGTTATACGAAAAAAATAAAGGGATTCGACTTGATCATTTATTTACAATTTCAAATTCATCTTATACTCAAGCACAAAAACTAGCACAGTC